AACGAAACAAAACAAACGGCAATAGAGTGGTTATTAAATGAATGGCCAATACTAAAATCTGAATTACCACATTGGTTAATTGAACAAGCCAAAGAAATGGAGAAAAATCAAATTATAAATGCACACGAACAAGGACAATCTGATGAAAAAGATTATTGGAATATTGGAGACAAAGTTGGTGTAAGATTTGCGATTAAAAGTGAACAATTTTACAACGAAACATACGGAGGTAACAAATGAAAAGTTTTCTAATAGTAAACCAAGTTAAGCAACGACTTGAGACCAGCACTAAAATGCGTGACGATGATTCTTTATTGATTGCCGATATTTGGCGTGAAGAACTTGCAGAACTTGGTGCAAAATCTGTCTACGATGTTTTAAACGCTATCGCTGGTCGAATGGTCACATCTCCTGAATCAATCAGAAGGTCAAGGCAAAAGGTACAACAAGACAATGCAAATCTTCGTGGTAACGTTTACAACCAACGTCACGCAAAAGAAGAAGAAGTTTTAAAAGAATTAGGTTATACAAAATGAACCAGCACAGATTTATTAGATTAATTAAATTAATGCATTTACTTGAAGACAAGCCACGCCACATTCACACTATACAAAGATATTTAAATGTGAGTGAGCGTACAACGTACCGGTATATAGAATGTTTTAAAGCTATTGGTTACACGGTTAGTAAAGGCAAAGATTTAAGGTATGGATTAAAAAAAAAGTTGGAAAATGAAAAAGATTAATTATGCCAGTTGTTGAATTAAAAGTTTTTGAACAATATGAATATCAAGATTATCTTATTACTATTCAAGACTATTATGGTGGTCCTAAATTAGAAGCAATTGCCGTTCCAACTAAATACGCTCATTTGTTTAATAATTTAGATGATGTTCAAAATTGTTGCGAAATATTTGATTATAATAATATTGTACATCAAGAAGATGTTTGGAGTGAAGAATATCAAGAATTTTATTCATATGATTTAATACATGTTATTGGCATTGACCCAGATGATACTATTGTTTGGTTAGAAGGGGTAAAAGTAGAATCAGTATCATCGGTATTGAGCCATATTGTAAATGATATAAATTGGGTACTTGATTTAAAACCAAAAACAGTTGTACTAAAATTAATTTACAAAAAAAGCATTACACCTAAATCTTCAAAAACACAACGTGGATTTAATCAAGTTGCTTGGTCAAGTATGGTAAAATTACGTGACAAACAATGTACTGAATGCAGTAGTGTTTATGATTTACACGCACACCATATTAAATCGTTTAAAGACAATGAAGAATTAAGATATGATATTAATAATGGTGTTACTTTATGTGGTCAATGTCATAGAAAATGGCATAAAGAAAATGGTAGATAATATTTGAATATTAAATAAAAAGCATTATCTTTGATTTGTTAAGTGGATTGTAGAAGAATCCGATACTTAAAAGATATTTAACCCATTGGGTTTGTGTGTACTTCTACTACCACAAATCTGGTGGGTTTTTTTATGCAATGAAATTTAAAACAAAAACAACCGTAAAAAACAATTTTGTCGTAATTGATGTATTTCAAGACAACGAATTTTGGCACACTTATGATTTTCGTATTGAGAAAATCGAACAATTTTTAAAACAAATATCCCAAAAACAATGGGGTACTGTTGAGAATTTACAAGAAATTAAAACATCTACAAGTTATGGCAATATTTAGAAAAATTCATACATCCTTTTGGAGTGATACATTTATTCAAGACTTGGATAATGAGCATAGATTATTTTATTTATACCTTTTGACAAATGAAAGGACTAAACAATGTGGTATTTACGAAATAAGTAAAAAACAAATGTCTTTTGATTTAGGATACAGTATAGATAGAGTATCTAAACTAATTATATACTTTATAAAAATAGGTAAAATTCTATATTCTGAAGATACAAAAGAGATTGCATTAAAAAATTGGAACAAATATAATGGTTCTTCAAGTCCAAAAGTTGTAAGTTGCATTCAGTCAGAACTTAAGCAAATAAAAGATAGAGTATTGATAGAGTATGTAAATGGTATGTATACTGCATCGCAAGAAGAACAAGAACAAGAAGAAGAACAAGAACAAGAAAAAGAAGTATTTGATATTGATTTTTTTAATGAAGTTTGGAACTTGTACAATAAGAAATTAAATAAAGATGAAAGTCTATCAGCTTTCAAAAAAATAAAGTCAAGTGAATATGAGTTAATTAAAAACCATATTCCTAATTTTGTAAATCAATTTAAGGACAAACAATATCAACCGTACTTTTCAACATACTTAAATAAAAAAAGATGGCAAGATGAAGTTGAAACTAAACAACCAGTACAACCACGATTAGAAAGGAGAGCAAATTTAGATGATTAACTATTCAGAAGATAATATAATGGGAGCGTTTATAATGTCCGATTATGCAAAGACAAAACTACCAAGCGTTAACCCTAAATGGTTTAACGACTTCAATTCAAGGGTTGTGACTATAATGCAACAACTTTACTACGATAGTAAACCAATAGCACTACACACTTTATTCCCATTTTTTAAAGATTATGCATTTCAGTTGACGGATTTTACAAGAAAGTTTGTCACAGATAAAACTTTAGATTATGATTTGTTATTACTTGAAGTAAATTACAAGAAAACAAAACTTGTTGAAGATGTCGCTAAAATCGATTTTAACGATGAATTAAACGACTTACAGAATAAATTGGATATATGTATTCAAGAAAGTAGAATAAGCGTTAAAAACCAAGTAAAACCAATGTCAAAAGTAATTGGTAATGTCTTAGACGAATTACAACAAAGAATAAATCGAGGGAATACACTTGAAGGTTTACCTACTGGATGGAAATATTTAGATAAATACATAGGTGGGTGGTCAAAGGGTAACTTAGTTGTCATAGGTGCGAGACCAGGTATGGGAAAAACTGCACTTGGTTTAAACTTTTGTATTGAGGGATGTAAATTTGCAAAGTATTTATTTGTTTCAATAGAAATGTCAGATGAAGAACTTGCAAAAAGACAAATCAGTTATTTTTCTAACATTGAAAACTACAAAATTCGCAACGCTTCAATGACTTCAAAAGATATTGAAAACATATCTCAAATGTTATATCAAAATGAACACGACTTTGATGTGATAGATTCAAAAGATAATAACGTATTTAGCATTATTTCTGTATGCAAATTATTGAAAGCCCGTAAAGGTTTAGATGTGGTTGTAATTGACTACTTGCAAAAGATGGACGCAAACGAAAAAGATACCCGTAAAAATGTAGCTACCATTTCAACTGCCTTAAAAAACTTTGCCCGTGAAACTGGAGTTACTGTGATTGCACTTGCACAATTAAATCGTGACGGCAAAGAAGATAGACCACAACTAACGGATTTAAAAGAGTCAGGACAAATTGAACAAGATGCTGATGTCGTTTTATTCCCTTACAGACCATCGTATTATTTAGATGTGAAACCCGACATTGAATTGGACTGTGAATTAATCATCGGCAAAAATCGTCACGGACAATGTATTGACATTCCAATGTCATTTGAAGGTAAGTACACACGTTATAAAGAAATATTATGAGAGATTATTACGTTGAGTATCTAAAAGCCAAACGACAAGTGCGATATTTAGAAAACAAAGTAGAAGTAACTGAACGCAATTACCAAAAAGAAATACAACGCTTAAAGGAAATGATAATAAACCCCATCCACAAGATGAACAAGAACGAAGAACTAACAGAAATTTTGCAAAGGGTTTGTGATGCCAGTGGTATAATGCCTCACGATATTATAGCAATCACAAGAAAGCGTGAAATAGTTATAGCACGTCAACTATTTTGCTACATTACAATAAAATATTTTAATTATACGCTGGTTCAAGTAGGTAGGTTTTTAAATCGACATTATAGCACGGTTATACATAGCGTTAACGCTTACACAGATTATTTACAAATGAAGTACAAAAACGAAACGGCTATTTATGAGGATGCAAAAAACCTTTTATCAATTAGTAATGCAAAAGGATAAATATCAGGAAGTGTACTGCCTAAATTCTGAAGAAGAAGTAGCATATTATAAAAAAAAAGCAGAGAAAAATGGATATAAATTTGTAGAATTGAAAAAAATATAGTAATATTTGCACATCAAAAATAAAATACTGATAGAAGTAGCAAAATCTGAATGGCTTTATAAGGCGAGTAAAACTATCTCGCCACTATTTCACGACGATTTGGCTCAGCATCTTTTACTTATTTTATGTGAAATGCCTGATGACAAGTTAATAAAGGTTTACAACGATGGGTATATAAAATTGTTTTGCATCAAAATAATGTGGTCGCAAAGTTCAACACCACGTCAAAAGTTCTACGACGTTATGAAGCCGATAGGACTATTTGATATTGAAAATGTACAGATAGAATATTTAAACACTATTGACGATGCAATTGAAAAAGAAAACAAATATAAACTGATTGAAAACGTAGTAAGCAAAAACAAATGGTATGAGCGTGAAATCTTCACAATGTGGTCAAATGGTGAAAGTGCAAGAAGTATCCACCGTAAAACCAAAATAACATTACGTGAAGTATTACGAGTAATCAAAGACATTAAAAGACAAATTATAAACGAATATGAATAAACTTCAAGCATTTTATATTCGGATAATGCAATACCACGATATAGACAAAACAATAAAACACGAAATAAAGAAAGACTATGAATTTATTAAAAATCATTATTGTATGCCTACTGATGACAATAGGCTACAAAGCGAGGGAATTAAAAGAGAAGGACGAAATAACGTACCTAAATAACAAAATAAACACTTTACAACAACAACTAACAAATGTATTCACTTATCGAAATAATTGGCATATCGAGTCTCGCAATAATCATTGCTACAGTTATGACACCACAACTACCAAGTAAATTAAGAATCAAACCTTTGACGTGTGAAAGTTGCATTGCATTTCATATTGCGTTAGGTTACTTCTTTAATACCTGGCACATTGCTTGTATTATACCAGCTTCTTTATGTTACATTTTAGCTTACAAATTATATAGATTATGAAAACCGAACACATAGATTTTATTTTAGAAGTCGAGCAGTATTTAACTGCATTCAGAAAAACAATGGTTATGAGAATGCCACCAGCCGACGAAAACAAAGTACGTGCAATTCATCAAGAAGTAATGGGAAATCCGATACCAATGTGTGGTAGTTGCTTTGTAGATTCATTTACATCACTTGTGATAAGAGCAAGATTTGAAAAGGAAACTCAGATACCAACAATTAGTGAAATAGAAAACAACGCTTTAATTTTAGCACAATTAGCAGACGATGAGCAAAAGCCAAAACGTAGAAAGAAATAGTTTTAACGGAACTTGGAATGATGCCAAATGTTTTGAACACGAAATGAAACTTTCGATTAATATGGATAATCAAGGTTATGTATCGATGTTTGAAAACACGGCTAAAAAAATACGAGAGATAACCAATGCAAAATCGTTCACAGACTGCGGTGGTGGTATGGGTGTCTATGCCTATGCAATGCGTGATATCCTTAACAAGTACTATGACTTATCACCCTTACATTGTGAGTATGCCAGTAAATATATTCCTAAAGAGAAAATCATTCAAGGAGACTTCACAACTCTTAAAATAGATGAAAAGGAATTGGTATCTTCAATTGAAGTAATGGAACATATCGAAGATGAAAAACTCATTCCATTTTTAACTAACTTGCAATGCAAGTATTTTCATTTTTCAAGCACACCACACAAAACAGATTTTGATGAAGAATGGGGGCATATTAACATCAAGCAAGAAAACGAATGGATAAAACTATTTGAGGACTGTGGTTTTAAATATCATAGCAATGTAGATTTACCAACAACTTGGAGTTTATTATTTAGCAAATGAAAAAACACACAAAGATTTATATGGACTATTTCGGCTATCATACAACATCGTGGATTCCGTGTGAAATTTGTGGCAATGCTGGTAATGATATTCACCACATAGAATGTCGTGGAATGGGTGGAACTAAAAAAGAAGATACGATTGAAAACTTAATGTGTTTATGCAGAGGTCACCACGTTCAATACGGTGATAAAAAACAACACAAAGAGATGCTCAAAGAAGTGCATTTAAATTTTATGAAGTACAATAAAAAATGAGATTAAAAAGAAAAAACGATGAATGACCATAATTTGAAACCAATACAAAAAGGTGAAGTTAGAAACCCTAACGGACGACCAAAAAAGATTGTAACTAAACTTAAAGAACTTGGGTATAGTAAAGACGATATTAATCAGACGTATATGAATATGTGTGCAATGAACCGTCAAGAACTTGAACTAATCGACAAAGATAAAACTGGTCAATATACAATCATTGAGCAAATCATTGCGGGGTCATTGGTCAAATCGCACGACAAGAACTCTTTATTTAATTTAGAGACGCTTGTTACACGTGTACACGGCAAACCAAAAGAGACGCTTGACAACAATATAAAAACAGACGAGCCAATAATAATCACTTTAAATTTAAAACAATAAAAACAAAACATATGGAAACAACAATTAAAAATGAACTTATCGCAACGATGTTGTTGAAAGTTATTGAAGAAAATGAATTATCACAAGACAGTGCCGAAGAAACAACTTGGAAAATTGGTTACAAAGAAGCGTGTGATATGATGATTGAATTTTTAAATGAATTGAAATGACAGAAACAATTTATCTCGGGAATGGTTGGGAGGACCAGTACGGGAACAACGTATCAATTAACATCGAAAAACTAAATCAAGCCATTGCAAGTGGAAAACTTGAAGTAAACAAATATGGCGATGTGAAGTTAAGAGTTGGCAAACTTAAAACGCCAAACGAAAAAAGCAAAGCTACTCACTACGTCGCAGTACCTAAACCTAAAAATGATAGTTTACCATTTTAATGAAAGCGATTCTTGAATTTAATTTGCCTGATAACCAACACGATTTTGATTGTGCAGTTGATGGTGCAAAATGGATGTCTGCAATGTGGGAATTAAACGAGTGGTTAAGAAGTCAAACCAAATATGCACCTGATACAATGTCAGACGATACGCACAAAGCATTTGAAGAAACAAGGGCTAAACTCTACGAAATACTAAACGAAGAAGGGCTAAAACTATGAAAGTATCATGGAGACTAACGGCAGAGCAACGACCAAGCGACGACAGACCAGTGTTAACGTCTGACAATTTGGTGGCTTATTTTGATGATGATATTTGGTTTGATTATCAAACGGACATAGTAATTAAAGCACCATTATATTGGATGCACATTCCTTTATTACCAAACGAATGAGAATATTAGTATTAATGGATAGTGCAAGTGGGGTGAGCTTTCATCGACTATTCACCCCATACGCTCGTATGCAAGAAGACTACGACATTCAAGTAGATGTAAGTCAAAAACCACCATCGTGGATTAACATAGATTTTAGCCTTTACGATGTGGTTATATTCAATAGATGGATTTCGGTTGCCCAATATAACATATTTGAGAAGTTAAGCGAATTAAACATTCCTACAATTTGCGACGTCGATGATTATTGGGTAGTGCCTAAATCAAACCCAGCTTATCGAGTGTACAAAAAAATGATTAAGAATGCAACTAAGGACGCTATTCTAAACGCTACTCATATTACATCGTCAACAACTTTACTTGCTGCGAAGATAAAAGAGATAAATACCAACATTACTATTTTACCGAATGCATTGGATTTAACACAAAATCAATGGACATTTGAGAAGGCAAAGAATGAGAAGTTGACAATCGGTTGGGTAGGTGGTATCACTCACTTAGAAGATTTAAAACGGGTAGGCAATAGTGTAAAGAGATTTTGTGAGGAAAACGACGCTATCTTTTATATGGCTGGGTATCACACAGAAAGTCACGAATGGCAAATGTGCGAAAAAACCATCACGGGTGAATCAATAGAAAACCGTCCTAACTGGTTCAAAACTATTCGAGGCACAACGCCAACCGATTATGGCACGTCTTATTCACTATTTGACTTTTGTATAGCACCGCTTCAAGATACTAATTTTAACCAATATAAAAGCGAATTAAAGATAGTTGAAGCTGCAGCATATAATTTACCTATCATTGTATCCAATGTCAAACCATATACGCTACACGAGGGGAATAAAGGAGTTATTTTTGCTGAGAATAACGAGCAGTCGTGGTATGATAGTCTTTGCCGTATGGCTCAACTAAACATTGGTGATTTGAATACAGAATACTGCAACCAACATCATAACCTTAAATCTATAAACCAAACACGCTACGAATTATTGAAGTCACTATGCAAATAACTTACAATCGTCCATTCGTTACGACTTACCAAGAAGCCATACTTGACGCTCCAGAACGTTACACAGTAACGGCAGCAGCAACCAAGTGCGGAAAAACGGCAAGTCATATCATTTGGATGTTTGAACAAGCGTTAAAACTAAAAGAGAATCAAGCCGTGTGGTGGGTAGCACCCGTGTACCAACAAGCTGAGATAGCATTTCGTAGAATGAAAACCCAAATTAATGTAAAAGACTTTTTTATTAGCAACGAAAGTAAGTTAACATTAATTTTGCCAAATGGTGCAAGGATAGAATTTAAGTCCGCAGAAAAACCCGACAACTTGTACGGTGACGATGTCTACGCAGCAGTAGTGGATGAGGCGTCGAGGATGCGTGAAGAAAGTTGGTTTGCTTTGCGTACTACATTAACGGCTACAAAAGGCAAGTGCAAACTAATTGGTAACGT